AGCAGCAAATACTTTGGTTTATACGGATGGAACTCAGGGTTGGTTGCTAAAGAATAAATAATCATGGCTACTTATAAAGAGAAAGTTGGAACTTCGGTTGTCAACTACGCTGGTAATTACCCAGGAGTCGTGAAAGGTGAGCTATGGTACGATAGCACTAACAAAGATTTCAAATATCAATATCTAAATGTAACTACTGCTGGTTCGTGGAGAACTGGTGCAAATTTAAATACAGCTAGAACAACAGCTGCAGGTGCAGGAGCAAGTAATGCTTCTGGTTTAACTTTTGCTGGATCACCTATTCCAGGCGTAGCAGGAAAAACAGAATTATATGATGGTACATCTTGGACTGAAGTAGGCGATTTAACTAAAGGTGGAACTGGATTAGGTGGTACAGGAACTTCTACCTCTGCTTTAGCTTTTGGGAGAGAAGATCCTTTTCCACCTACAGGAGCAAATCCTGACAATCTTACAGAAGTATGGAATGGAACTAATTGGACAGAAGTTGCTAATTTAAATAGTGTAAGATCAAGAATGGGTTCAGCTGGAGTTGATAATACTTCTGCATTATGTATTTCAGGACTTCCTGCGTCTCCAGGTGCATTAGTAGAACAATGGAATGGAGTTAGTTGGACAGAAATTGCAGACGTAAATGATCCTAGATGGGGCCTTGGTGCTAATGGTACAGTAACATCTGCATTAGCTTATGGAGGTATAGATGGACCAACAACAAATACAGCAAACACAGAATCCTGGAATGGAACTAGTTGGACAGAAGTAAGTGATTTGAATACAGCAAGAAGGGAATTAGGAAGTGGTGGAGCTGATAACACATCTGCTTTAGCGTTTGGTGGAGAAAGTAATCCAACTACAATAGTTGCAATTACAGAAGAATGGAATGGCACAAACTGGACAGAAACATCAGATTTAAATACTACTAGAAATAATTTAGCAGGTAATGGCACAGCAACGTCTGCTCTAGGTTATGGAGGAAATACTCCATCAACCACAGCAGCAACAGAAGAGTGGACAGGTGCAGGTGTACCAATTGGTGCTTGGTCTACAGCTACACCTATGAATAGAGGAAAATATACTGGAGCAGGTGCAGGTACACAAACATCAGCATTATATTTTGGAGGAAACTATCCTCCAGGAGATAATTTAACAGCAGAAACAGAATTTTATAATGGATCTACTTGGACTGAATTAGCAGATTTAAATACTGCCAGACAAAATATATCAGGTGGTGGAGTAAAAACATCAGCTTTAGGTTTTGGTGGATTTGTACCTCCTGGTAATACTATAACAGGTGCAACAGAAAGTTGGAATGACACTTCTTGGTCCAATAAACCAGATTTAGGAACTCCTAGAAAATCTTTAGGTGTTGCAGGAGTATCTAATTCATCAATTTTAGGTTTTGGTGGAGATGATTTTTCTCCTCCAACAAGACAACAAGCATTAACAGAAGCTTGGAATGGAACAGCTTGGAGTGAAGTTGCTGATTTAAATACTGCTAGGTTTGTTCTGGGAGGATCTGGAACAAAAACTGCAGCACTAGCTTTTGGTGGTTATGATTTTGATCCTAATGTAACTGCAGCAACAGAACAATGGAATGGAACAAGTTGGACAAACATGAATAGTATGAATACTGCAGGATATAATTTAGCAGGAGCTGGAACAGTAACAGCAACTTTAGCTTTTGGAAGAAACCCACCAGCAACTTCTGGAGTAACAGAAGAATGGAATGGTGTAAGTTGGGCTGAAACTAGTGATTTAAATGCAGGGAGAAACGATTTAGCGGGATGCGGAACAACAACAGCTGCTTTAGCTATGGGAGGAACTCCACCAGCTGCAGGACAAACAGAAGAGTGGAATGTTCCATCAAATGTGATAAAAACTTTAACAGATTAATAAAAGGAGAAAACTATGGCAAAAACATATCAATACTGTGTAGCAGAAAACTGGGGAAAGGGGTTTATCGATCATGTTGAATCTCAAAGAATCACGTTTGCAAGCTTTCCTGGTAATGTTTGGCAAGTTCCTGCATACAATAAACACGGTAATCTTTGGATTGCTAAAGTTGCAGGTGCTTTAAAAACTAAGGATGAAGCACAAGCGATTGTTAATGCAGAGGTTCAAGCAGCGCAAGCTACTTGGGATGCTCAGACGGATGAAGAGAAAAATGATCCAATGAACAAAAGACCTGCTGACATAACATTAGAGGAATAAAATTAAATGGCTACGTATTTAGGCACACATGGTAGTAGAATACAGAACTACACTACGGATCCCGATAATCCGAATACGGGAGAGGTGTGGTATAACGATACGGCCAACACATTAAAGTTTCAATATCTTAATACAAATGCAACCGGCTCTTGGTCTACTGGTAATAGTTTAGGAACTGGAAGAAAAGCTTTAGCTTCAGCTGGTACACAAACATCGGGTTTAGTTTTTGGAGGAACCACACCACCTAATTCAGCTTTAACAGAATCATTTAATGGAACAAGTTGGACTGAAAAAGGTGATTTAAATTTAGCGAGAAGAGCTTTCGGTGGTTCGGGTATATCTAATACTTCGGCTTTAGCTTTTGGTGGAGTGCATACATCTAATACCGCAGACAATGAGGCTTGGAATGGAACTAGCTGGACAGAAGTAACTGACATGCCAGTGGCAAGACAAGGTTTAAGTGGTTCTGGAACAAAAGCTTCTACACTAGCTTTTGGTGGAAGCACAGCATCAACAGATTCTTGGAATGAATCATCTTGGACAGAAGTAAGTGATTTAAATACTAATAGAGGATATTTTTCAGGTGCTGCTGGTGCAAGTAATACATCAGCTTTAGCGTTTGGTGGAACTCCACCTACAACAACAAAAACAGAATTGTACAATGGAAGTAGTTGGACTGAAGTAAATGCTTTAAACACAGCAAGAACTCTTGCTGGAGGTTTTGGAATAGCTACATCGGCATTAGCATTTGGTAATGAACCAGCTGCAGCTATAACAGAATTATGGAATGGAACAAGTTGGTCTGAACAAAGTGATTTAAGCACGGGTAGATATGAATTAACAGGAAACGGAAGTAGTGCTTCAGCTGGATTTGCAGCTGGAGGTAATCCAACTCCAGCAGGAGTTGAACTATGGAACGGTGCAGGCACAGTTCAAGTTGGTGCTTGGACTACAGCTAATGAACTAAACACCGCTAGATCTAATTTAGGAAGTTCAAACGCAGGAACTCAAAGTTCTACTTTAGCTTTTGGTGGTATAGCTCCAGGAGGTGGAACACCGACTTATGAAGGTAATCAAACAGAATTATACAATGGAACTACTTGGACAAATAAAAACAATTTAAATGTTGGAAGATCTTATATGGCAGGAGTTGGGACAGGAACAGCAGCTTTAGCTATTGGAGGATATTTTGGTTCTCCTGGAAACGCTACAAATGTTGAACAATGGAATGGAACAAGTTGGACAGCAGTTGCTGCAGTAGGTGTTAACAGTAAACAAAGTACTGCTGCCGCTGGTACAACATCAGCCGCTATAGCTTATGGTGGATTTGATTATGGTATACCTGGTCCATCTGATAAAACAGAAGCTTGGAATGGAAGTGGTTGGACAGCAGTTAATGATTTAAATACTGCTAGATATTATTTATCTGGAAATGGCACAAGAACAGCTGCTTTAGCAGCAGGAGGAGAAACAACTACTTATACTGCAGTTTCAGAAGAATGGAATGGAACAAGTTGGACAAACATAACTAGTATGAACCAAGCAAGAAATGCTGGAAGTGCTTTTGGAGTTTATGACAGTTTTGTTAACGCAGGTGGTAACCCAGGTTTTTCAACAAATGCTGAATTATGGAATGGTTCATCTTGGTCAGAACAAAACAATTTAAATAGTGGGAGAGCTACTAGTGCTGCATCAGGTTCATCTACTGCAGGATTATATTTTGGTGGACAACAACCTGCTAAGGTTGGATTAACAGAAGAGTGGAATACTCCATCAACAAGTGTTAAAACAATAAGTACGGATTAATTATGGCAACATACAAAGAAATTAAAGGAACACAAATTGAAGTGGTAGAAACCGATCCAACTTATCCTGTTGAAGGACAAGTTTGGTTTAACTCGACATCAAATGTTTTAAAAGGTGCAGCGGCTACAACTGCTGGAGCTTGGTCAAGTGGCGGAACTTTAGGCACAGGAAGAAGACAAATGGCTGGAGCAGGTACAAGTAGTTCAGCTGCATTAGGATTTGGTGGATATCTTGCCCCACCTCCAGCAGCACCATCAGCTTTATGTGAATCTTATAATGGAAGTGCTTGGAGTGAAGTAGGAGATTTAAATACTGCAAGAAGAGGTTTAATGGGAAGTGGTAGTCAAACTTCTGCTTTAGCGTATGGTGGAGTAACAGCACCAGGAGCAGAATCAGCAAAAACTAATTCTTGGAATGGAAGTGCTTGGACAGAGGTTGCAGATTTAGGCACTGCAAGACAACAAGGAGGAGCAGCAGGAGTAAGTAATACTTCTGCTTTAGCATCTGGTGGAGCAGATTTTCCTAGTCCTGGAGTTGTGTCTGTTGTAGAACAATGGAATGGAACTAGTTGGACTGAAATACAAAATATTTCCGTAGCTAGATATGGGCAACAAGGATTTGGAACAGTAACTTCTGCCATAGTATGTGGTGGACAAGCTCCAGGAGGAAATTATTATAAAAAAACAGAATCTTGGAATGGAGCTAGTTGGAGTGAAGTTGCTGATATAGGTTTTGAAAGATCTTTTGGCGGATCAGCTGGATCTGATAATACTTCAGGATTAATTTTTGGAGGATATGATGATTCTCCAACAGATCTAAGAACAGTTAAAGTTGAATTATGGAATGGTAGTAGTTGGGTTGAACAAGCTGATTTAAGTCCACCTAGTGGATTTAATGCCATGGCAGGAGCGGGCACTGCAACATCTGCTATAGCTTTTGGTGGAGAAGGTCCATCAAATGAAATGAGAACTGCAACAGAAGAATGGTTAGGTGCAGGAGCTATAGTTACAAGAACATTTACAGACAGTTAAGACTTGTAATATATTTTAGTTAGTATATATAAGAGAGAAACATAAAGGATAAAGAAATGACAGATAAAAAAGACGTAAAAGATATTATACAAAAAGAGGAAACTCATTTAAATAATTTATTAGAACCACAAGACCTTACCGATTTTAAAGGTATGGTAGACGAGCTTCGTGATACATGGACCAAGAAACAAATGTTTCGAACAGAAACAGAAGCAAGGTTTTCTGTATTACAAGACAATAGATATCCAACTAAAGCTGCAAAATATTGGCAGTGTGTAAGAGAACAATCATCATACTTAGATAACCTAATGACTTTATCGTTTGACTATAGAAGAAACGAAGCAAAGATAACTTGGTTAGAAAAGAAAATAGACAAAGAAGAAGATGAATATAAAAGAACTAAATATCAAATAGATTTAGACGAAGCTAGATTTGGTAAAGCCTCTATGGAAAAAGTTGCAAGGCATAGAATGCGTGAAATTAAAATGTGGTCTAAATTAAAAAAAGAATTTAACGATGGATCATTTAATGACAAAGATGTTAACCAACATCAACTTGAATCATATGGATTACAGTATCACGAGAAAGCAAAAACTTTAAATGCTAACTCATCAGAGTCTGAAATCTTTAATGTAATGGGTCAATTACAATCACTACAAAGAATTAAAAAGTCTGGTGAATTAGAAAGCAGTTACAAAGAGAAAGAACAAATAACTCAACATGGAAAACCCAAAGTTTGATTTTGTATTTTTAGGTCAATCGATTTTAAAGTACCAGGTTCCATTAGATATATTTAACTCTATTAATTATATTTATGAATCTAACTTTCATAATCTAGAACCCGCTAATGGTCAGTTAGTAGGTAAGATAGAGAATGAACATTCTTTATTTTATCATGGTCAAGACCAATCTAAAATGAAAAATCATAATATGTTACCAAGAGATGTAACTAATTATTTTATAGAAATGTTTAAACATTATTTAGCTTTTAATAAAATTAGAGATTATGAAACCCATTTAAATTCTATATGGGTTAATGAAATGAAACAACACGAATATAACCCTACACACATTCATAGAGGTATGTTGTTTACTGGTTTATCTTCTGTGATGATTTTAAAAATGCCTTCTACATTTGGTAAAGAATACTCAGCAGGACACATACAACAGAACGGTAGACTACAGATATTAGGAGCAGCTAATGGTCAGTTTGCTAAGATAGATTATCAGCCACCCATGGACCTTAGAGACTTTTATATCTTTCCATATGATATGAGACACTGCGTATATCCGTTTAATGGAACTAATGAAGTTAGACGAACTCTTGCTGCAAACTGTGATGTGCAGTTTGATCCAATAAAAAACAGAGGTGCTAGTTAATGGACAAACAATATTACATAGATAATCACATAGGGTTATTTAAAAATTTTATGCCTAATGAATTGATAGATGATTATACAAATTACTTTAACAAATGTGAACAACAAGGTGCAGTATATCCAAGACGAGAAGATGAGATGTTAGTATCTGATAATGCAATCGATACTATTAGAGATACTAATGTTCCAATGACTTATAACAACAAACCTTTTATAGATATGTTTTTTAAAGATGTTTATCCTCTGTATGTACAAAAATATTCATACCTAAAAAAATTAGCAACACATAATATACTAGAAGTAAAAATTCAAAAAACTAAAGTAGGTGAAGGCTATCATTTTTGGCATTGTGAAAATGCTGAGATGAAAGCAAGAAATAGAATACTAGCTTTTATGGTTTATCTTAATGATGTGAACGAGGGTGGAGAGACAGAATTTTTATATCAAAAGTGTAGATTCAAACCTGAAAAAAATACTATGTTAGTTTGGCCGTCACAATTTACACACGTTCATAGAGGCAACCCACCTTTGTCGAATGATAAATATATAATAACAGGATGGGTAGAATACGGATATTAATATGATAACAGAACCACGATGGAAATCTTATATAGTTGAAACCACAAAACCTATTTTTACACCTGAACAATGTAAAATGATTATTGCAGCAGGACGTGCAGAGCCTAAACAAGATGCCTATGTTGGAAACAAACAAGGTGGTATTAAAGGTGCTGTGTTAGATACTAAAACTAGAACTTCACATATTAGTTGGATACCCTTTTCTAAAACACCAGAGATGTACAAAAACATTGAACATATTATGAAAACTACTAATGGTAATCATTTTGGTTTTGATGGAATGCAAATTACAGAAATGGCACAATACACAGAATATCCAGAGGGAGGATTCTATGATTGGCATGTAGATAATGATGTAAACTGTGCACACGAACCACCAGTTCGAAAAATATCTATGACTTGTCTACTTTCTCCTGAATCAGAGTTTGAAGGAGGAGATTTAGAATTAATGACTGAAGGTAAAGTTGCAAAAATAAAACAAGGACACGCAATATTCTTTGCTTCATTTATAAGACATAGAGTAAAACCAGTTACACGTGGTAGAAGACAATCACTTGTTATGTGGTTTGGAGGAACACCATTTAAATAATGCATAGAGATTTACATTTTCCAACCCCTATCTATATTGCAGATATAGAACACCCTACTCTTAATCAAGAACTTGAAAGAGATATTGTAGCTTGGTCTAAACAAGATAAAGGTATAACAAGAACTAATGTTCAAGGTTGGCACTCACCTACAAATATGGCTGAGTTACCACAATTTAAAAAATTAGTTGATATGTTATATGCATGTCAAAAAACAATATACGAACAAGAGCATTTAGATAGTGAGCCTGTACTTGGTAATATGTGGGCTAATATAAATCCACCAGGTGGAATGAACAGAGCACATCAACATCCAAATTCATTATGGTCAGGTGTGTATTATATCAAAGCACCTAAGAACTCAGGACATTTAAAGATAGATGATCCAAGATCATCAGCTGCAATGGTTAGACCAAACCAGAAAAAAGGACCAGTTCCTGCAAGACTATTTAGAGAAACACATTACGAACCTATTGCTGGAAGATGTATTATGTTTCCTTCTTGGTTAATGCACTGTGTTGATCCTAACGAATCTAATGATATAAGAATATCTGTATCATTTAATTTTTTACAGAAAGGTATGTTTGTATGACATTTCAAACTAATAAATATCAAGTAATAAAGAACGCTGTATCATACGATCTAGCTAACTTTATATTAAACTATTTCCTACTTAAACGAGATGCAGTAGGTTATATGTACGAACATAACATACACTCACAGTCCCCGATCCTTGGAACATGGACCGATCAACAGATACCTAATACATTCTCTTGTTATGCTGATTTTGCTATGGAAACTCTTATGGTTAAGATGTTACCAGTAATGAAAAAACACACAGGACTAGATTTAATTCCAACATATTCTTATGCAAGAGCATATAAGAAAGGTGATTGTTTACATCGACATAAAGATAGACCTAGTTGTGAAATATCTACAACAGTTAATTTAGGTGGTGATCCTTGGCCTATATTTATAGACGGTACAGGTGCTAATAATGTTGTTAATGAAAGACAAAATATTGTAAAACCCAACGCTCCAGCAGGTACGAAAGTCTTGCTTGAAGTAGGGGATATGCTAGTATATAGTGGCTGTGAACTTGAACATTGGCGAGAGCCTTTTGACGGGGACATTTGCGGTCAAGTATTTCTACATTATAATCATGTAAATGGCCCATTTGCTAATAAAAATAAATTTGACGGCAGACCAAAGCTAGGTCTACCATCAGGAATAAAATAGTATTATAATGAGGCTATATGTTACAAAAATTAGGTTTTGCACCGGGGTTCAACAAACAAGTCACAGAGACCGGGGCTGAGGGACAATGGTTTGATGGTGACAACGTACGTTTTAGATACGGCAGTCCAGAAAAAATAGGTGGTTGGCAACAGTTAGGTGAAACAAAACTAACAGGTGCAGCTAGAGCTATTCATCATTGGGATGACAATGCAGGTATTAAATATGCTGCAATAGGAACTAACAGAATTTTATATGTATATTCAGGTGGAACATATTATGACATCCACCCTATAAGAACTACTTTAACCGGGGTTAATTTTACAAGCTCAAGTTCTTCTACAACTGTTACAGTAACTTGTAGCGGTAGTCATGGATTAGCAGATGATGACATTGTTTTATTTGATGCTGTTAGTGGTGTTACAGCAGTAGGTTCTACTTTTACTGACGCTACATTTGAAGATAAAAAATTTATGGTGACGTCTGTTCCAACTTCTACAACATTTGAAATTACAATGGCTTCTCAAGAAAGTGGCACACCATTAAGTACATCTGGATCAGCTTCTGCTTTATGTTATTTTACAGTAGGGCCATCACAACAATTAGGTGGTTTTGGATGGGGAGCTGGTTTATTTGGTGGTACTTCATTAGGTGCTGCAACTACAACTTTGGCTTCTACTATAAATGATGCTGTAACTGATATTCCTTTAACTAACTCAGCAGCTTTTCCATCAGCTGGTGAAATTAGAATTGGTACAGAAGATATTAGTTATACAGCAAATAATACTACAACAAATATTTTAAGTGGTGGCGCTCGAGAAGTTAACGGAACAACAAAAGCCGCTCACAGTAGTGGTGCTACAGTCACAAATACTTCTAGTTTTTCAGGTTGGGGTGATCCAGCATCTTCTGACTTTACAATTAATCCTGGTTTATGGATTCTTGATAACTATGGTACAAAATTAATTGCACTTATTTACAACGGTAAATGTTTTGAATGGGACGCTTCAGCATTGGGGGCTGTTAATACTAGAGCCACATTACTTGCTAATGCACCAACGGCATCACGTCACGTATTGGTATCAACTCCCGATAGACATTTAGTATTCTTTGGAACAGAAACCACAGTTGGAACACCTTCAACTCAAGATGATATGTTTCTACGTTTCTCTGACCAAGAAAATATTGATGGCACGGATGCTTACACTGTAAAAGCAGAAAACAATTCTGGTACACAAAGATTTGCTGATGGTTCTAAAATTATGGGTGCTATAAAAGGTAGGGATGCAATTTACGTATGGACTGATACTGCATTGTTTTTAATGAAATTTGTAGGTGGAGATTTTGTATTTGCTTTTGAACAAGTAGGTACTAACTGTGGATTGTTTGGTAAGAATGCTTGTATAGAAGTCGACGGCCAAGCCTATTGGATGTCAGAGAATGGTTTCTTTACATATGATGGTCAACTAAAATCAATGCCTTGTCTTGTAGAAGACCATGTCTATGATGATATAAACGCTACATCTAGAGACCTTATTAATGCAGGTTTAAATAATCTGTTTGGTGAAGTAAGTTGGTTTTATTGTACGGCTGCATCAGATCAAATTAACAGGGTGGTTACTTATAACTATCTAGACTCATCACCTAAACGTCCTATATGGACAACAGGTACTTTACCTAGAGCAGCGTGGCAAGATTCTGCAGTTTTTGATAAACCACACGCAACATATTATAACCCATCAGACAACGCATCATCAGATGTTACTGGTAATACCGACGGGAGTACGATATACTATAACCAGGAAACAGGGACCGATCAAATTAATGCAGGAGGAGCAGTAACTGCGGTTATAGGAACTATTACTTCTGGTGATTTTGACATTACCCAACGTAGAAGTAATACAGGACAAACTGTAGGGATGCCTGACATTAGAGGAGACGGTGAATTCATTATGAGAATTAGTAGATTTATACCAGATTTTATTTCACAGACAGGTGACACTGCAGTTAAATTTAAAACAAGATTAT